CGGAGTCCGGGTCTTTACGGCGACCGTTCAGGCCGATATACGGGTCACCCGCAATGGAGATACCACCACCGGCAGCGATAACCGCGCCGAAACTGGTTGGCAGATCAACCCATGCAGGGTCTTGATGCGCGGCAAGAACAACATCAAACGGGCCAACAGACCTGCCCACGTCACCGCTGGGACGGTACTGGGAAGTGTGCGCGTACACGTGCATGGTCGCCGCACTGTTGTTGGAACCAACTTCGAGGCGGTCGGGTACACGCCACTGAACCCTTGTGATCGTCTTCCCAGACAACGCGGGGCGTGGTGCACCATAAAACCATGAACCGGTCATCGTCTGACCACCCCACGAACCGGAATACACTTGCTCGCCACCGCTAATCGAACCAGCCCACCGACCCCAACCACCAACACCCCACGTATCAGAAGCTGTTGCAATCAACGTCTCCTGCCCCGACTGCTCCACAGGAACAGCAACAGGAGGCGGCAACGGATCCGCAGAAGGAGGCGGCGCAATAACCGGGATCTCACCAATGATCGTCGCCCGAGTAGCATCCCAAGACAGCATCACCGGATCACCCGGCGCGTAACCACCAATCGCCCCGATGAACCACTTAGTGGCGTACGTGCCACCATCATCACCAGTGAACACAATCTCATCCACACCAACACTCAACACCGTCCCAGTAGACGGTCGGGGCTGCTCCGTGTAAGCGCCAAGAACAAGAGCCGTCGCAAGGCCCTTACCATCAGACATGATCGCAACAGCAATCATGCCGCCCTGCTGAGGCTGAATAGGGTCCATCCACCGGGCCATCAACAACTCGCCCCGGACGTTAGCCCACCACTCAACCCCATCCCAATACGCCGTCCCGTACTCAACACGGAAACCATCAGGAGGCATCGCAGCCATTGTCTTCTTCAATCCCGCCACAGCGCCTCCTAAACGTTAGACCAAGTAATAGGCGGCAACTGCCCCCAACTCGTTGGCATAAGATCCCACGTCAACTCAGGCATCGTGCCTGTGATCCACTTAGCCCACTCAGTACGATCCAAAGCGGCAAGGACATCCGTGTACGAGCAAGACACTGTGAGGGTTGTTCCGCGTGGGAGTGTGTCACCGGATCGTTTGATCGAAGTGATATCACCGGGCAGGTACACGACGTGACCGGCAGTGACAGGGCAACCAATCTCAACCCGGTCGCCCGCTTGCAACTCAGGGCGGGGGATCGTCTCAACCGACAACTCCACCGCGAGTGAACCAAGGAACTTGTCCCTGAGTTCCTGCGCGTACGTTGTCGCCTGCGCAACAGTCGTGATCATCTCAGAGCTGTAAAAGAACGGCACTTGACCGTGCGGGCCACCATACTTCAACGGGCCCGACTCAATATCGGAAACACCAAACACAGGATCCCCGGTAGCGACGTTCTTACCCTCAACAACCCACCGGTTATACAAACCATCAATAGACTGATCCCGCGACACGGACACAAGACCAGCGTTAGGTTCAATCCTCAGAACCGACGTACCACGTTGCGGGTAAATGTGCGCTTCCCCGTCGCCGCCCATCCGGTAACGGGCAGACACACGGCTGAGAAGATCCTGGCACGCTTCGAGGCGTTCCTTGTCATACACCAACTGCCGCGACACCCCAGTGTCAACAACACCATCATCAACAATGGTAGGGAAGTAACGGGCCGTGAACCGCTTGAATTCGCTAACGACCGTGGCCCCAACCTTCGGAGACTCGGGGGCTTGCAAACGGTCCCGGTCAACGTCCCCGGTAAGGTCAACGGCGTCCAACTTCACGACAGCCGTTTGGATGAACACGCGGCGTTTATGCGGTGGAAGTGAACCGTCGGGTTCGATGTAGCCGTACTCGTTAATTACCCGAGACTCACGGAACTCCGTGGGCGAATTACCTGTGATCCGGAACCACCCATAATTGATCGCCCCGGAACCACCCACGTTATAGATGATCTGCAACCGGGTCCCGCCAACACCCAGCGGGTCATCGAACCGCCAAGCCCCAAGCGTCCCGTCAGGATCCGCCACGGTGAGGCTGATCCGCTGACCAACCTTCACACTGTCCCCGGCGTCATCATCAAAGGACCAGTCCTTGACCTGCAACGGCTCAGGCACAACCAGCTTGCCAGCCCGCCAAGCCCACACAGTCAACGTGTCAGCAGGCCTCGAACCACCCAAAGCATCCAACGTCTCAACATCAACACGACGCAAAGGAAGCTCCTAACTGAGCGGGTTTTTCAGATCATCCAAATACGTCAGCCCGCCCATAGCGTCCTGCTTCTGCTGATACGTGTCAGTCAACAACTGCACATCCCCATAAGTGAACGTCGCAGTAAGGACCTTGATCGTCGGCGCGGCAACCGTGTCAGCCTTGAAATTCCACCACGTCAGTTCGCCGCCCCACGCCGTATCAACGGGAACCTGAGACACGGACGGGGCAGCAATGAACATCAACGCATCCAGTAGGAGCCCGTCAAGGTCAGGGCCCGGACGGAACAGGAAACCGGAGCTTGACCGCAGCAACTCTTTCAGCCGCTTGCTCTCCACCGCCGAGCGCGTACCCAACGCCAAATCCAGGCCACGCTCAGCCATCCGCTCACCAAACAACGCCAACGGCTTCCTGGAACCCATCACATTGAACATCGACACATCAGCGCCATACTCAAGCTCCGCCAACGCCTGACCCCGCAAATAAATGTCACCATTCGATTGCGGGTCACCAACAACAGGCACAGCGGACTGAGGCACGAACGGATCCATCAACCAACCAGTCACCGACGTGACTGTGATCGCAGCTGCCGTCTTCCGGACAGGACCGCCCGGACCAGACAACACCTCAACCTCATAAGACACGGCCCGATTAATCGGCGCATCCCAATCAGTCACAAACCCCGCATCATTCATGATGATCCGGCGAGCACCACGAACCGGGGCCCGATCCTCATCAACAGTCCGCCACACAGTAACCACAGACGAACCAACACCAAGACCAGTAACAGTCACACCAGCCTTAGGAGCAGGACCACCAACCAGTACCTCAGCACTCACAGCAACAGCCATCTAGCCGCGCCCCTTCCGCATGAACTGAGAACCAGAATCCGCAGCACCAACAACACCAGCAGCCCGAGAATCAACCTGAGCCAACAAATACGCACCCGTAAACGGATTCTGCACATACACAGGAGGGGTCTGCTGCGGAGCCGCAGCAACCATAGGCGCACGATGAGTTACAGCAGGAGCACCAGCCGGCGAATACTCGTAACCCATTGGCTTGATCGGGGAAACGTCACCGCCGTTCATGCGGTCCAGGTTCCCGTAACCGATCTTCCTAGCCGCCGCCGCAGTCAACACATACTCGTCATTCGACAACCACGCCGGGACATCATCAGACGTTGACGTGCCAGGGCCAGTCACACGACCACCCGTAGCGTAGTGCCCGCCAAGCTGGTTCGGATCCACGACAGTAGGCGCCGAACGCTGGTCCACACGATTGAAATACTCAGTCGTGTAAATACCAATCGTTACCCTCTTACCGTCAAGCCCATCAGCCTTACCCTTGATCCCATCCAAAGTCGTGGACGCATGGTCGGCGATCCACGCATCAATGTTCACGTTCTTAGGGATACCCAAAGCCTTACGCGCCATGTCATCAGCAGCGTCACCAGTAATACCGAACTGCCCAGCAGCGGTAATCAGATCCTTGTAGCTCTGAGAAAGGCCAGCCTGCAACGTGGCCTGAGCAGCGGCGGAACCCTGCGTTTTCAATGTCTCCGCAGCGGTAGCCTCGGCAACAGTCATAGCAGCCTTAGCCATGTCGTTGTACGCCGTCTGATTGGCGCGGCCCTGCTCGGTGTGAACATCAAGGGTCTTGCCGTTTTTCGTGACAGACTCAGTGACAGCATCAATCGCGGCCTCGTAAGCGATGGTCGCGTCAGAAGCAGACAGTGAAAGCATCCCCGCGTTGAACAACGATTGCGTGAACTTCTCAATGTCAGTCACAGCGCCGGAAGCACTGAGGCCCACATCCTCAAGAGCCTTAGACATCGCCTCTGTCATCGGCGCTGAGTTGCCAACCTTCGTGGTGTACGTCTCAACCGAACCGCCCGCCTTGAGCATGGAATCTGGGACCTTGCCCATGGCGAAGTCCAAAAGGTCCTGCTCGGACAGAGTAACGCCAGCTTGGTTAGCGAGCCCCTGCAAAGCATCCTTATATCCGGGGACTGCCGCGAGAGCTTCCTTAGCGCCTTGCCCGTTCTTCTGGAACTCCGCTGTCAGCGCCTGGAAGGACTTAGCAGCAGTATCCGCCCCGCCGTTCCGGGTGATGTTTCCCATCTCTTCGCCAAGGCCCTTGAAGCGCTCCTGTATTTGCGCAACGTCAGACACGGAGAAACCAAGCAAGCGGTTTAGCGGATCAGCAAGGTTCTGATCGATCCAATCCTTGCTGCCCTGATGAGTAAGCCTCTCCACCGCAGAAGACAGATCATTCACGGTGGATACCGTCTCGCCGGTAATGATCTTGTCCCAACCTTGGAACATCGAGTCCAGGCCCTTGCCGGAATTGGTTCCAGATATTTTCTGGACCTTGAGCAGCGCCTGACCAAAATCCTCAGCAGACTTTGTTTGCTTATCACTGAAAATAGCGCCAACGACCTGCAACCCGACAAGCGCGACAGTCGCAATCGCAGCAGCCTTACCAACTCCGCGGATAGCGGACCCAGCCCTGGACCCCTTTGGTGCGATCTGATCCAAAGACGACTTGAACTCAACAAGCCGCGGAAGGACAGTCAGGAACGCGCCACCAAGGAGAAGCGCGCCACCGGTAACGCCCGCGATACCAACCGCAGCGTTCAACACGGGCCCTGGTATCTTGCCAATAGCGTCAACCAGACCCTCAGCGCCCTGCACGATGCCCCGCAAGGCCTCAGCTGCAGCCCCGCCCCCCTTAATCAAAACCGAGTCAAAGGAGCCGCCCAGCTTCTCCAAGTCACCAGCCAGCGTGTCCTGTTTGATACTCGCGGTTACAGCCGCATAGCCCGCCTCGTTGACCTTCTCAATCCACCCCTGAATACCGGCCGCGCCCTGCTCATACAGAACATTCGCGCCACGGATAGCATCAGTACCGAAGATCTGAGCCAACGCCGCGTCACGCTGCGCCTGCCCCAAGCCGCCGAGTTTCGTCTTCAACTGCTCAGCAAGGTTCGTTATGCCAACGAACTTGTCCTGCGCGTCATAGGCCGATATGCCAAGCTCACTCATGAGACTCTGCGTCTTCGCCGCAGGGTTAGCCAAGGAAAGCAGCATCGTCTTGAACGACGTACCAGAATCCGAACCAGTCAAACCAGCAGAAGCGAAAGCCGCCAGCGTACCCGTCGTGTCCTCAACCGAAAGGCCGAACTGGGACGCAACAAGGCCAGACTGCTTCAACGCGTTACCAATGTCCTCAACCGAGCCCTGCGCCTTACCGGCACCCGCCGCCAACAGATCCGCAAGGTGAGGGATGTCCTGCCCAGACAACTTGAACTGAGTCAGGGCAGTAGCCGCGATCTCAGCAGCATCGCCAACCTCAAGCGAACCGGCAGCAGCCAGAGACAGTGCACCAGCAAGCCCACCACCAAGGATGTCCTTGGTGGACACGCCGGCCTTAGCAAGCTCATCAATGCCCTGCGCGGCTTCCTTTGCGGAGAACGCCGTGTCAGCGCCCGCATTGATTGCCGCCTCACGCAGCAGGTCCATGTTCGCGGCAGTCTCATGCGTTGACGCCTTTACCGCAGCCATAGCCGAGTCAAATTCCATGAACGACTTCACAGCTAGAACAGCACCGGCTACCAGCGCGCCGCCAAGAACGGCAGACGCCTTGCCCACACGATCAAAGTGTTCTTCGTTTTCCTTAGCGAACTTAGCCGTCCTGCTCGCAAAGTCAGAAGCCGCCTGCTGGGCTGTCTTCATCCCAGCAACAAATCCCTCCACCCGTGCCATGAGGCTTATGCTTATTGACCGGTCTGCCACTTATGGCCCCCTAAAAGACGGCGCCATGCCCTACAATTGCGGGATGACGGAAAAGACGGCGACCACAAACAGGCGACCGGGAACAACGCTGCTCATAATCGGGGTAGTGCTAGCCGCAATCGGGCTGCTACTAGTCATCGTTGGGTTCTCAACAACGCATGCCACGTTGCAACCAGGAACATTCCGCACCGTAGAAACGCCCGGCGCGCCAACGCCGGTTGCGTGGATCATCCTCGCAACCGGGCTCGTCCTTACAGGTATTGGCTTCGGGAAACGCGTACTAGCAGCAATCGAAAAGTAACTACTCCCGCAAACGCGGAACAAACATCAACGCCTCAGAACCAGGCAAATCACGGTAAGCCTCAGCCGCACGACCCCGCGCCGTCGTAGCATGACAACGAATCGGCAAACCAGCATCAAAACGCATCTCATTCGCCGCATCAGTACACACAGACAACGGGCCACCACACTTAGGGCACAACCCATTCCGGTACATCTGCAAAGCAAGCATGATCGTCTGCTCACCCTCATCCCACTCAGGCTCAGGACGCGACGAAACCAACACACCCGCCCGATACTCATGAACAGTCACAGGCTCCCACCCATGAAACCGCTTCAACGAAATACCAAGCGAATGAGCCGCCTCTACTTCTGCTCGAAGTCCTGAATCATCCTGAATGCGCTGAGCGAAAAAGGGACATCATTTCGCCCCGCATTCACACGCATAACCGCCAACACAAAATCCTCATACTGGCTGTTCGTCATATCGTCAGCCAGATCATCCCACTCCTTCGCAGGATCAAATGGCAGAACCTCGCCCGCGGCGTTCTCAACACTGATGATCGACAGCGGCAACGCCTCAACCATCAACGCCTCAACGTTGTACCCATAAGACTTATCCAACGTGTTACCCTCACGCGGCGCATGAGCAGCAACCAGATCAGACCAAGCACCACGAGGCAGCCCCCGAATCAGGAACGTCACAGACGCGCCCTTCATCTCAGCCTCAATATCAGAAACCCTCTGCGCCAATTCCTTCACAGGACTATTCAGACGCGCATCAGCCAACGACTTATTACGCGCCTCGTTGAACTCAGCCTCCGCCGCCTCATGAGCCGCTTTCAAATCACCATCAAGGCAAAACTGCACACGAGTCTCAGGGCGCTTCACAGTCAAAGTCATTACATACTCCAAAGTCTTTTAGCGGGACAAGTGGGACTAGAACCTGTCCGCCCGCGGTCCCACAACACACGGGCGGACAGGTGGCACTAGCTAAGCCGCAGCAGCAGTCGAAATCTTGACCTTGCCGGTCACAAACAACTTCTGCGCGATCTTGAAAACACTGTTAGCCTCAGGCGGAAGCTCGTTATACTCACCCGGAGTAATCGGGTAAACACTGAACTTCTGAGCCGCAGCAGCCGCAGTGTCATACGGAAGACCCGTACGAACCACAATGAACATCGGCGTACCAGGGACAAGAGTGTCCTTCGCCTTGTTATAAGTAGTCGCGTTCGCCGTGTTTGTGTTGTCGATGTACTCGACCTCAAGACCACGCTGCGAACGGCCCTTCTGCTCATACGTCTGAGTCGTGCAAAGACGCTCATCCGTGATGACCTGCTCAGACAGGGAAGGCTTCCAACCACCAGCAGTCAAATAGCAGGAGATGTCAACGGACGACGCCGCGTTAATCTCAGTAGCGACCTTCGGTGCGGAAGTATCAGCGATGGCAGTGACGATCTTCACGAGCGTCATACCATCAGCGGGAGTGGACGGAATATCAGCCATAGTTAGGACTCCTTATTGGAATTGGTAGCCCTTACTGGGCTGACGTTGTATTTCGGTAAGCGGGGCGCATGAGTGGGCGGGTAACGGTCAGACTTGACCGGAACCAGCGCCCCAGACTCGATACGCCAATCAGATTCATGCACGTCAAACTCATGCCCTGACGTGGAATCCTTAACGCGGACAAACATGTGAACCCCTTTCAGGGCAAAGAAAAACGCCCCACGGTGAGGGCGTAAGTTACGGGACCTGGGAACCTGTCAGCACCCAATCGAACGGCTGATACAAGGGGTTCTCAGCGGTGCCGGGGATTGTCACGTCAAGGTCAGGTTGGATAGGTTGCTCGTTCGGGACGGACTCAATAGTGCCCAGTGTCCAGCCCGTAACAACCGGGCGTTTGCCCTCAAGGCAGTTCGTGACCTTCTGCGCAACAATCCGAACCGACGCGGCAGTCAAACCAACCACCGAAGTCCGCGACCGCAACACCCGCGAATGAACCGTACGCGCATGAGAACGACCCGCCACAGCCGGGAAATTCGTCAACACCAGCACATAAGGGAACGACGGACTAGCCGGGACCTTGTCCTTATAGACAGTGAACCCGGACAGCAACGCCTCAAAACCATTCGCCAGAGCATCACCAGTCACAACCGGCCCGCCCATCTAGCAGCCAAAGCCTCAAGCGCCGACACAGTACGCGGCTCCTCAGAACGCAACGGCTTATCAATGGCACCAGAACCACCACCACGGCTAGTGCCGAAATAGTAGATGTTCCCCAACGCGCCACCACGCCGGCCCTTATCAGGACCAATCACATACCGTGCACGCCCCGGCAAATAATGCGAATCATAAGTGATCGCACCAGCCATGCCCTTGAAGTGAGGCGACCCAGACACATCAGCCTGCATCTCCGTCTTAATGTTCTGAGCGCCCTTCTTAAGGACCTCATCAACATCCTTCACAGCATCCCCGGCGATACGCCCAAGGTTCGTAGCCAGCCGGCGAACTTCCTCAAGACCATCACTCACGCTGTCACTTCCTCAACCCGTGTACGCTGCGCAGTCGCCCCCGTCTTATGGAACGGATCAGTCACCCGAAACACCCGCCCAACAAGCTGAGGATCCAACACAGCAC